ATAGAAGGCATGGCCGTCCTGCTGGTAGGTGTAGGCCACGGCATCGGCAAGCGTCGTGTATTGCTGTATCTGCCACTCGACGGCGTGCGTTGAAATACGCTCGCCCGTGTAGCCTTTGGATTTATAGACGATACCGTTGCCGCGCGCGTCTTTCCCCAGCCAAAACAAGGCGTTATCCAGTTTGGCAACCGAATAGGCCGCCTGACAGCCGATTTCATTGAACGCGCCTTGAATACGCGCTAATGGAAAGTCGGGAAGACCGGCGTTATACCAGACCTCGATGGAGTTGGTGCCAAACAGCCAGACTTCGCGGTGATCGACGATCAATGTGACGAGATTGTCGGGCGAACCTTCGGCGCTGGCGAAGTCCAACGGATCGACAGAAGACCCGTCATAGAGAGTAGTCACCCAGAATTTTTGGCTGTTCGGCTGGTTGAAGACAAAATAGCCGTCGATGAACCCAACGCCCACCGCGCCGTAAAAGTCAGGGTCCGTAATCTGGGCGAACACATCTGTATTGGCGTTATAGATATAGCCAGTAGCGCCGTCAGCAATGAACAACTGCGTGCCGTTGTCCACCATATTAACAGGGTTAGACCCCGGAACGCCGCCTTTATCCACGAAGGTCCAGTCCGAGGCAATCTTATAGAACCGCGTCCCGGCAACGGCATAGCCATAATCACCAAAAGTCCAAAGCCCTCGAACGGGGCCTGTCGGAAATTCAAGGAGTCTGCGCAAGCCTGGCGTGCGCTGAAGAAACGCCGGCTGTTTGCCCCCGTCAGGAACGATTTCGGGAAAAAGATTCACCATGCGGTTGTCCGCAGCATTGACGCTGCGCGCGACATAGCTAGAGCCGAGAATGGGCGTCTGCATCAGACTTGACCTCCAAGTATGCTAAAATGCAACATACCTAGTAGTTCCCCGCATAACGTTAAATCTTTGTCTGGTCCCCACGATGCTGTAGGGCAACGCCATGATGTCGTCAGGGTTATTGATACGCTTCAGATTGCGCTTGCTATACATGGCGATACGCTGCACTTGCGCGGACGGCTCGACGCCAAACTCAGGTGCAAGCTCGCAGGCTAGGTTATAGCGGAAGGCGCGCAGATAGCCTGGCGGAAAAGCCAAGGTAGTGCCAAGAGTAGCAGGGTTGGTTAGTTCATCGACCGAGACAAAATGCCATTCCAACTGCCGCAGCGGCTTCGGGTAGACATACATCTCAATGTTGGGGTAGGTCATATTAATCCATATGACCTGTGGATATGTGCTAGTCACCGTCTTGACGGCGATGCCATTATACTGCTGCTGGTTAATGATCTTGATGCCGTAAGACACATTGGTCTGCGGATCGCGGAAATAAGTCGAATCATCGACCAGAACTGGACGGTTTCCGACAAAATCGCCAGACGGCCCAAGCGTTCGGCTGAGTTCGCCAGCCGGCCACAGAAACACCTGGTCCTGCGTCGAAAAAACGGCCAAGCGCTCAGTGTTCCAGCTATCAATCATCTGATTGAGCGCGAATAGTGCGTCCTGAGACGTTTCAGCAGACGGCGTTTCGCCTTCCGCCAGAACGCCGAGAAGCCGCAACGCACCATTGATCTGATTATTGGCGGTAGATGTGACGGTGTTAGACGTAGCCGGAACGACAACCGGGACATTCTGCGCCGCGTTGAACAGCGCGATCATTTGGCCGTCTGTCCAACCAAGCGCCGACTGCGTAAGGTTAGACAGCGCGTCGCCAAGCGTCACATAGTCGGCCGTCCAGAACGCAATCCATTCAGGCGTCTCTGCACTAGCCGGGACGGCTTGGAACAGCACGTTCATATCGCCTAGCGCAGCTAGGGCGGTAAAATACTGCTGGCGGGTTACGGTCGTCATGCGGGCACCTGCACGGCTAAGTCAAAAAGAGTCTGCATCTGAGCCGAAGTGTAGCCCAAAGCCAGTTGGGTTTGCACATACAAAGGATCGCCCTGCGCGACATATTGGGCGGAATAAAACTCAATCCAATCCGCGTTTTCGGCGCTCGCAGATATGCCCTGATATATTACGTCCATATCCGCCGCTTGCGTGATAGCAGTTAGGAATTGACGGCGAGTGACGGTTGTAATCATCATCAAGCAGCCTCAGTTATCAAGCTGTTTGGCGACGCCGCCAATCTGCATATAAACATGCGTGCCATCAAACCAAAGGTCGCCGTCATTTGGCGCGGTTGGGGCCGTGCCAGACCTAACGCGGATAGACGCACGCGCCGTCGTAGAAGCCGCAACATCAAGCGCCGCCGTGGGCGTTGTCTGCCCGGTTCCGACGCCGACGTTGCCGCCCCCCGTCGTGTTGAGGACAAGCGGTTTTGCGCCGCCGCTTGTGCCATAACCAAACGACTCCAAACGCGAAAAATCAGTGCCTGAAACCGGGCCGGTTAACAAAAGTCCGCGTCGGTTTGCGCCTTGGCCATCACTGATAATAGCGCGCGGCGCGACAGCATTGGCGACCTCAAGAGGCTCAGTTGGATTGTCAACGCCGATGCCCAGCGGGCTAGTTGTTGAAACAGCGCCGGTGCCTTTAGGGTCAAATCTAATTCCTATGTTGGTGTCTGTTCCTTGCACAGTATAGGTCACAGGACTTCCCGCTACAGCACCTGAAACCGATCCATAATTTACGCCGCCAAGGGTATTATTAACCCGATAAACCGGATATTCGCCGCCATTTCCTATCAATAAACCAAAATTATCTATTTTCAGCCCTGTCGGATTGGCGGTATTCGTGCCATCCACGTATAAATAGCCAAGGCGGTCCCCCGAAGAAGCAAGCCAATCAATTTTATGCCCCCGTGCTAGTGTAATAGCCGGCGCGTTGCCCGTGGTTTCCGTCATCCCATCGAGAGCTGTGCTCTTAATTACAATGCCGCGGCGAAACTTCTGCGGATTATTGAGTATGACAAGAGCAACAGAACACGGATTAGTGTCGGCAATCGGCCATCCACCGCCGCAAGAAAGCCAACTTCCGTTGGTCAATCCCATAGGAAATGATGAAGTAGTTACATCAACGACGCTACCACGATTAATAGTGTCAATCTCTTGGCCGTGCGTCGTTCCTGCGTTCGGGCGGCGCGTCACATCAATATAGCTGCCCCAAGCATATTGAAGGGCAGATGTTTTGTCGTTTTCAACGACGGCTTCAAGTCCAATCGTCGCCATAGTTCCAGCGCCGAGAGGGTTGTCCGAGGAACGAGACGCGCCCAATAACGCAACCCATCCATTTGATACAGAAGTCAATGACGCTATCTGCGCGGAGTAGGGCCGCGTCGTCTCAGGCCATGTAGGGTTGTTCCCGATAAAAACTGATTTTAAGCCGCCGCCAGATGCATTGTAGACGTTGAGCCCCCAAAGAGAGCCAATTCCCCCCGGCGCGAACGTGCCGCCGGTAAACGTGGCAATGCCGGAAACATTGAGTGTTCGCGGCGAAAGCGTCCATAGCCCGGCAGAACTTACCGCGCCAAGATCGCGCCATGTGCCGTTAATGTTCGCTCCGAAGGAGTAGGGCGTTACACCCTTGTTCATCCCCCATTGCATCTGCGTGTAGGTCTGCGCTACGGCGGCGTCCGCGACGAACAGTCGGAGTATCAGGGTCAAAACGCTCCCAGCCATTCTGTTCATCATAATCAGCCTCTAGGTCCATAGTCGCAATTTTCACCCCATGCTTGGGGTGGCGCAGATAGATTACAGCCATTTTACACCTATGGTAAGGGCCAGGCGGGCCGTAGCCCGCCTGTAGAGTTAAAATCAGGAAACAGTAAAGTTCAGACGATAGACCGGGAACGTCACCGTATTAGCGAGCGTGCCAGAAACCGTTGCGCGAATACGGATGCGGTCGCCCGACGCGACCACCCGATTGGCGGCCGTGCCGTTGAGCGTAAGCGAACGCACCGTGTTCGCGGCGATCCCGGTGCCGCCCGTCGCCTTGGTTGTATTGGCGTCGGTCGCAGCCAGCATAGCCGCCGTTCCCGCACCAGCTTGACCAAGGTTGGTGATTGAGAACGTGATGAAATTGGTATCGTTTGCCGTCAGCGCGTCAACGCCCGAAAACAGCGCCGATGTCAACACGCCCGCAGCTGGTGCGATCATGAAGACATCGTTCGTGCCTGCGGTAGTAACGGCAATCGTCGCGCCCTGCTGGCTCATGGACAGGCCGCTGGCAATGTTGGATGCGACCTTGGAAGTCGAATCCAGCGTGGTGCCTCCACTGATCGCTGCGCCTGAAATGGTCGTGCCACTTACAAGCTCAGGATCAGAGAAGGCAACGCCGACAGATTTTGTATTGGGCATTGCCTTCTCCTGTGATTAGCCGATACGATAGATCGTGTAGGCGGCCGTGCCGGTGCGACGGAAACGGAAGCGCGCCGAAGACGGGAACGTCGCCGTCTGGGCGTCCGCGACAACCGCGTTACCGACGATGGTGTTGCCAGCGCCCGCGCCGAACGTCACATCGTTCTGGGCCGCGTCACCAAGGTTGATGACGACGACATCGAACGCCGAGTTCGTCTTGATGCTGGGGAACGCCGCGTCGATCAGCGCGCCGGTCGGAAACGTATAGGTTCCGGCGTCCGTGCCGCCCGAATCAACGGTGATGATGCCATTGGCGAGATTGCCAACAGTGACCGTGACCGTCGCGCCCGTCAGCGCGCTCGGGGCGGGCTGCGGAGTCATCAGCGGCTCAGTCAGCGCGCCAGCGCCGAGCTGATAGCCACCAACGGCGTTTGGGATAAGCGGATCGGGGCCAAGCGTCTCAAGCGGATATGCCGCGCTCTGCGTAGAGGGAGTGTAAGCGACCATGATTCAAAGCTCCTAGATTAGAGAAAAAGAGTGGGCCGAAGCCCACCCTATTAGCCCCAAAGACGGACCGCCATCTGCGGACGAATGACGCTGTAGCCATACAGCACGTCAATACGGCAAGGCAGTCGGTCATTGTTGATGTCATACTGACGGACAATGCGGAGCGAGATACCATTGTGGACCTGACGCGAGGCCATATCGACGCCCTGCGGAAGCAGGAGATCGGCGGTGGCGAACGCGATGGCGTCCTTGTGGTAGATAAGGTTCTGCGGATACTGCGTAGAAGCAGCGCCGAGGAACGTGACAGCCTTACCGGAAACCGGCAGAGCATCGACCGTGGCAAGAGCCTGCGTGGCCGAATACATCGCGTTGACCTGCACCGTCGCGGTGGTGGACGCCGTAACGTCCGCCAGAGCGACGAACTGGAACAGCGAACCAGTGGACTCACGGGTCTGCGGGTTGACGGCATAGACATCAGCGATGGTGAACACGTCGCCGGCCTTGATCGTCGTAGAGCCAAGACCCGTAAGAACGACGGTCGTTGAGCCTTCCGCCGTAACAGAGGCGTTGACCGTCACGGTGCCGGTGCGCGAGCCGGTCGTGAACTGCTTGATCGACTGAGACATATTCAGCTCTTCATAGCCGAGGATGCCTTCGCCGAAGATGCCGCTCTTGAACTGCTTGCTGATGGTCGAAACCGGGTTGAACAGGCCCTTCATGCCCTCGATCAGCGCGGCGTTCGCAGCCGGGTTGACCGTCGCATAACGCGGCGACATGACCGCAGCGTTTTCGTTGAGCTTCTGCTGCGCCTGAAGCAGGACCAGCGAAGTAGCCGGCGTCGTGCCAGGCGAGCCAACCGAGTTGCCGATATACTTGAACGAGTTAGCCACGTCCGCGTCGATGGACGAGGCAAGCTGCGAAATACGCGGCTTCAGCACACGTTCCGCAAAGTCGTCCAACTGCATCGTCAGTTCGGCGGTCGTGAAGTTGACGCCGATGTGCTTCTGGCTGGAAACCGCGAGCGTGGTGTACTGCTCATTGTCGTCCTGAACCTGAAGCGCAGCGCCGTCCGTGACCAGAGCGCGGTCGGGCAGACGGATACGCAGGGTCGAACCGATCTTCGCGCCTTCGACGGCAAAGCTGTCGTCATACTGACGGTTGACGGTGCGGGTTAGAACAAGATTATTCTCAAGGATTTCAAGGGCCTTGCGGGTAATCATGTCAATAGTAAGAAGCGAATTAGACATCCTTTATCTCCGATTCTGCGCTTCCCACTTCTTGATCTGTCTTAGCCGTTCCGCTTCGATCCAGTCCGATGTCGACATTGACTTTAGTGACCGGGGGTCAGTTGTGTCGTATCTCGGACCTGAGTTTGACCGGGTAGCCGTGACAGGAGCAAGAGGGGCGGGCGCGGTTGAGGTTTTCTTAACCGGCGGATTCGAGGTCAGATTAACCTCGATCTTGCCAATCTCTTTGGCCTGCAAGACAGGCGACAGACGGGAAATGCGAGCCGCCTCCTTCGGATTGGACCCGAGCCAATAGATGACTTCAGGACCAATATCAGAAGACTGAATCGCCTGCGCCATAATGTCCGTGACGGGGAGATTGGGGTTATACGCGACCTGTTCAAAGTCCTCGTATCGGTCCCGAGCTTCCTCTTCGCGGTCCTTATAGCCGTCAAGAATAGCCGCCTGCTGGGCTTCGGCTTCCCGACGCGCTAGAAGTTCTTGAGCCTTTTGTTCAGCCAATGCTTCCGCATAATGCTGAGCCGACTCAAAATCATCTGGCGCAGGAGGAGGCGCGACAGGTTGTTTAACCTGTTGAAGCCGTTGGGCTTGCTCTCTTTCCCATTTGCGCTGTTCTCTTGCAAGGCGCTTGCTTACAATCGCGTCCAACTCTTCCTGAGAGAACGTCTTTGTAGGCTGCTGTCCTTCCGGCGTCGATTCCTGCGGAGATTCCGGTGCCGCCGTGGCTTCCGGTTCCGGCGCGGGGTTGATTTCCGCTACAACCTGTTCATCTTCCATTTTCACCTAGCTTTCCGGCCAGTCGGTTGATACCACACTACTATTACAGAGTTTCGGGGTCAATCGGCGTGTGCTGCGCCTGCTTGGCGCTTAATCTCAGCAATCAGTTCAAAGACGTTGAAATATGGCAGTCGCCCCAGCGCTTGCATGGGGATATTCCACGATCACCCAGGGTCTGTTTTTCCTATTCAGTTCCAAGGCGCAGGTAAGGCTACGACTGGCGGCGCGATCATTTCTTGAATTTGCCTATCAAGCGTCGCGTCAAGTTCTGCGATTTGTTTTGCCCCAATAGCGTCATGAAGCCACGCCGTGACTTGCTCTTTGGTCAAACTATTAAAAGGCGTGAAGGATGACGCCGGATTAAAAGTAACTTCTTGGGTGCCGTAGGTATCTGCTATGTGGCCTTTGCCGTCCGCTGCCTGCCGTCTCCAATGTATATTGAATACAACATCCTGTTTGTCTTCGTGACTTGGATAACATTCAAGCTGGGTGATACCCCAAGAGTATGTATTCGGCATTGTAGCCTCTTAGGCTGAAGTGTTGGCGAGAAGATAGTAAACCGTGCCATTTACACGAATAGCGATCCGGTGCGTTGCTGCGGCCGTCGCATTAGCGTTCACAGGCGTGCCTTCAGTAAAAATTGAAAGCATAGTATTGCCTGCGGATAGGTCGGTTGAATAAATCTGGATAGTATCCGCCGGGCCGGTTGTAGGGGCCGTGCCGGTGCCAAGAGCCAACACCTTATCCGCCGAGGTCCCGAAAGTTGTGGCCCCGACCCCCGTGTTGCCCCCGAAATAATTAATTGCTGTGCCGGCCGCGTAAAAATTGTATGTAGTGCCGCCGCCAGTCGCCGTGTTATTGCCCGCGTAAAAAGCGTAATGCGTTTTTCCGGTTGTAATAGCGGCAGAATTAGAAGCGAAAAAGGCATAGTTTGTTGTTGCGCCAAGCAAATTATTTTCAGCAAAATATCCAGTTTGCGTTGTGACTGTAGAATTAGCGCCAAAAGTGCCTTGCGCCGCGTAATAGTGAGCCAGTGAGCCAAGGGTGAACGTGGCAGCGGCGGTTCCAACGCTACTATCTATACCCCGCGCCTGCGTTGTAACGTCACTCTGGATAACTCCCACTGAACGAATACCCATAGCAAAGACACTACCAGTTATATTCCTGGCAACTGATAGAGATTGCCCCGCAATAGGCGTAAGACCTATGCCAACTTGGCCGGCATTGTTTACGCGTACGCGTTCCTCGCCGGCTGTACTAATCGCAACCGTGTCGGCGGCAGGGAAAAATAAGCCCGTGTTACTGTCGCCAACAGTAGACAATGCTGGCACAGTTCTAGTGCCCGCCGCTAAATCAAGCTGATTGTTGGCATTGTCCCAAAACAGGTTGGCGCTAGACCCGAAAGCGCTCGTTCCATCTCCGAACGGAACACGGCCTGCGGTCAACGTC